AGCTTTTGTGTCATCCTCAGTGTCAGCCAGGACGTATTGAATAGGCTCGCCGTATAAATCCGCAACTTTACTGTCAACAATTTCAAGGGCGTGGTTCTCAACAATCTTGTTGTTAATTTCCGGCCTAACCTTCTTGTGTCGATACAGTATCGGCTGATCACCCCTGTAGTACCGGTCTAGGTATTTTATCGCCTCGACATTAGCGCTGTGAATATTAAGCGCCTTATTCAGTTCATCAAGCACGTTGCTAGCGTCAATGTTATTTTCCTCAGTCTCGATAACTAGACGTCCAAATCCATTTCCCTGAATGACTGCTGTAAACGGCCTTATATTTTTATTAAAACTTATCGGGTTCATGCTTAATATTTCCCTCGCTTAATGATTTTTTCCATGCAAAAAGCCCCGCAACATCACGGGGCTTTACGTTGAAGAAATGATATACCAACGTCTTAATGGAACTCTACCAAGTTTAGTAAAACACACCCTTCGAGTTTGCACAAGCTGAAATTCCGGGCATTTCCGGGCAATCCGGGTATTTTTTACAATCCTCTGTACGAATCACCGTACAAATCATCGAAAATTTGTAGCGCAGGACTGTGTAAATGGGTTACAGCACTACGGCTAGTCATCATTTTTTCGGCTATCTCATCCCAGTTCATGCCTAGTTTGTACTTGTAACTCAAAATCTTGTAATATATCTCTCGCTTTTTGATGTCGTTTCGTTCCAGAAGCGAACAGAGCTGATTGTCAATCAAAATGATTTTAGCTTTGCAACTAAGGATTTCGAGATTGTATTTTGTGATGTCTCGCTCTAGCTGGACAACTAGGTTTCCAATCGGGTCTTTTTGGGGTGACGTCTTTACCCGTTCGTCAAAGTTAGGACTCCTGAGGCTTGCTATATTTGTTATCGCCTCTTCCTTCATGGCCTCATAAAACACAATATTCGACATGTGGCTCCTGTACTTGCTTAAATATTCTTTCGCTGTCATGTAACCCTCCGCTAAAATCCTAAGTTAATTCTGTCAATCAGTTCGACTTTTCCTGTTCCGAAACGTCCGAACGCCTTTATCGCTAATTGAGCAATGCTATCAATCGCGTCATCGTGATCATTTTTGCCTATGGTAACGAATGTCGTAAGCTCATCCATTGCCCTTGTGTACTGTGGCGACTTTGAATAAACCACAACATCATCCAGTCCCTCAGGATCATAAACCGTATTACCAAGAAAAATAATCTTAGTTTTGATTTCCGGCTCACAACCCTTGATCTTGTCCTCTTTGGAAACGTTGTTAGGTGCCGGCTTTGTACTGCAGCTACACAGATAACCGCGCCTCTTTAGTTCTTCTTGCACCTTGTCAGCATACATCTGACCACCATTGTTTTTCTCAAACGTGACCTCCATGATATTATGTTTAATTAACATGTCAACCACGCCTGGAACCGTCGCCGCAACGCCTAATGAGCTGAAATACCAATCAACAATATATACCTCGTCTGTTTCCTCGTCTCGCATTCCTATCGGCATAGAAACGCTATCACCACCACCAAAAGCCACATCACATACGGCTATTGAACTAAACTTATGGTCCTGAGGAAGTATGCCGTTAAAGAACCTCAATTCGTCGTATGGGAATAACAGACCTTCTCGGTTGTATGGTGCCTGTTGGTATTTTGCAAACCACTCAGCCTCATTTCCGGCTCTTATCAGCCTGTCGCGCATTTCGTGATAATACTCTGTCGAAAAGCCTTTGTACTCGTAATCAAAGTTGCTTTCGTCATTTTCGTTAAGCGCCGGTATTTTACGAAATACATACCTGTCATCATTGCCATACATTTCCTCTAGGCGCTTTATCGGGTCGAGAACATTCCAGAGCGTTCCAATGAGCAACTGTTTTGCCCCGTCATTCGTTCTATCGACCATTTTGTTGAGATATTCTGAAAACGTATCGGCCATTCTCTTAGGCGACAGTGAATGCGTCCTGTCTCGCACAAGGTCATCTACACACAAGTAACCGTCTGAGGATATATCAACCGCACCGGTCCATGTTCCATCAATACCACGACATGTTATCGTCGGGAAGTCACCTTTTTGTGCAAATGAGATTGTCATTTTCTCAGCCGACTTGTCCTCTATGAATTTTTTGTCTGGCTGGAAATAACTGTATAATTCCTTGAAACAGTATTCGTCAGTTTCAAACAAATCCAAAAACTCTTTGTAAAAATGGTCAGCCAGCATTCCTGAGTGTGTTCCCATCGCATTATGTGACAGCGGGTGTCTCAGAATTATCCAGGTTAAGAAAAAAACTATCAGCGTGGATTTTCCTGTTCTTGCGGGTAAACTCAGACAATACATTCTCTGTGTCTTGCTGTCCTCTAGTTTCTGTAAGTCGTCAACGACTGTCTTTAGGGTTTTGGCTCTCGGTTCGTAAAAACGTTTCTCATACGGCCTCTGGCGTTCCATGTAACACAAGTAACTCTCAAAAAAATAATATGCCTCATCACGAACAGCCTGCCAGTATAAAGCACGCCAGATGTTAGCATGTTTTTGATCATCCACAACCTCTTGCAAGGCTATTTTTTTGACATAGTCTGAGTAATATTTGTATTCCCACTTGCAGAATGTGTCCTCTAGGAAACCAACACGACACATCAGTAACAGGTCATCGTATGCCTGATAATCTATCCCGCCTTTCCTTAACCGGTTTAGTATTCCTTTAATCGCGTTTTTGTTTCGCTGGTCCATAGCTCCCCCTTACTCGATTTTTGGCGGTTCTTTACGGTGCACACCATCAACCAGAAATTTCCCCGTCTTGTAATCATACCCGCACATCGGACAAAACCTGTATTGAACAAATGTTTTTGATGTTTTCTCGACGACTCGTATTTTGTTGTCTGTGACGTATGTGTGGATTATCACACCATAGCCCGGATTAGCTCTCTTAACATGCTGTCGCTTGTTGTAATTATCTGTTCTGTCCTCAATCACGTTTCGCATTAATGCCTGTGTCGCACAAAAATCACAAAACGGGTTGTATGGCCTCATGGCTTTTGGTCTCATGTTCTCTCTCCTTTGGCGCCGTGATGGGACTCGAACCCATGACACTTACGCTCTATCCGACTGAGCTACACGGCGCACCACCTATTAAGGGGGTCACAATATAATCCTTACATCATGGCAAGCAAGGAATAACCCGACGGGGCTTTTGGCACCCCTTTATTCAGCCGCTACTGGCTATCGGGCATGTATGTATGGGGTGCAGCTATGCTACACAATTACCCTGTGTAGGACTCGAACCTACTCATCGTCGTCGCTAAAATAAAACTCTATCCTGTCCAGGGCTACTTTTATCGTTTCATTCCATTTCGCCATGTATGCCACTATTGATGACATCATGAACATGTTTAGTATCGTCACTATCAGCATGACTATTAGTATTATCAATATCGCTGTTATCATTCCGTAAACTCCCTCTTGATTACATACTTGCAATATCCACAGGCATATATCTTGTAATTAACCCCTTGTTTCTCTCGCTCAAATATCCGCATTCGCTTACTTCCACATACCGGACATCCACTATACCCAAAACGCATTACATATTCCCTTACACTGTATTCTCTCTCACTCTCTTTCCCCATTGTCTCTTATACCCTTCTCGTAATCCTCTAGTCTATGATTTACTTAACCCTTATACCCTGTATATTATTTCCCTACTCTATATCTTTACTTGGTCTGTATTATTGGGGTATTACTTTATCTTTTACTGGTATGGTATTAACAGTGCTATATATATTTATATATATAAACCCCATTTGTTTTTATGCTTTGTAGATATCTGTTTAGTATATATATATACTTGGTAGGGCCCTTTGTTTTTTCGGAACTTAAGGGGCTTACCCCGCCGGGTTGGTCCATCGGTGCAGCGGGGTCCCCCCTGAGGCTATAAAGCCAGGAACAAACCACGAAACGCCCGCCGCCGGACCTGATCCAGAACGCCCGCCCGGCTTTTTACCTGAGGCCGCGCCGCTTTTGTGCAGTTTGTACAGTGCTATTTGTTGTTAACAAGTCATGGTTTGTTAACACATACACCGCTATTTTACTATGTTTCGTTATGTTTCCGGCGGTTTGTCAAGTCTCAGCTTGTCGATTCGTTCGGATGGGATATAATACACCGTGTTGTTTTGTGCTATTTGTTGCGTGTTTTTAGTCCATTCAAGTCCCGTCTCAACGTCGTTATTAGCAACCGCGATAGCACCAACGCCGGAGTCCTTTAATATGCTAATTAAGGCGTTTTTATTATAGTTTCTCACAGCCTTTATCACTCCTGCCCTCTTTATGTTTAGCTCGTCATTATGACTTAACCAGTCACTTATTGTATTGTCATCTATTCCGGTCATAATCTCAAAAGCATATAAACCTTGTGAAACATTAAAATAACTGCAAATGTCTATAAAAATATTACTAACTGCTGCTAATTCGTCTATGTTGTTATAATCTAATAAAGATTTACATTGACCATATAAAGCAGTATTTTTAGGTTTAAATAAATTAATATATATATAATTCATTAAGTTTATTATGGTGTTATGTTTAAGAGTTGACCGCATTTTATAATCATTTATATCAATTCCAGAATTTACGCAATACTCACGAACAACGGCCCATATTTGATCATGTAAAGAGTCTATATCTATTTTTTTATATTCCTTGTGTGGCATTATATAACCCCCTTAAAAGCTCAATAATAAAAGAGCTAATAATAATTAATATATAAATATATGGTGTGATGTTATAGGGTGCTGAGGACCTTATAAAAGACCTTCTAACACACGGCCCGCGGGGCGGTCAATAGAGTTAACTATTTGTTATATATAACTAGCGATAAAAGGACCGGTTGCGGGGGCGTTCTGGATGGATAAAAAAAGACCTGAGACAAGGCGCCCGGACTGATCCAGTTAACAACCCGCGTTTTATAATCACCTGAGACGCGGCCGGGATCATGTCCAGCTTATAACCTGAGATAATACCGGGTTATATAATCACCTGAGGCGGGGCCGCTGATCACAGCAACAAAGCGCGGTTATATTTCCAGATGGACCGCCTGCGGCCGTTGTGGGCCTTATATAGCCCGCTGAGGCGTTGCGCCCGTATAAATCGACACCGGCGAAAAAAGGCACTAAAAAAAGCCCCTGAGGCGGGGCTTCTAATACCTGAGGGCGGGCGGCCGTTCTGGATGACCTGAGGCGCTGCAGCTGATCTGGTCCGGGTTTATTTCCTGAGATATCACCAGGAACGCAAGCGGGCTTTTTTCCTGAGGCGGGGCGGCGTTTAGTCCTGATCACTAGCGGCGGCGCTCTTTTCGAGCTCATCCAGGCGAAGCAAGACGGATTCAACCGCGAAGCCGCCGGCGGTTTTTCCGGTCAACTCTTTTATGCGTTCTTTTGTACCCTTCGGAAAATTTACAGTTATTCTATCAAATTTATCATTGTACTTGTTGATAGCTTTTCTTGTATAGTCGGGTGTTTTATTTCCTGATTCACTCATATTTTTTATACCTCCCTAATTATTTTTTATAAAAATAATAATATTATATAACTTTTTATATATCAAGTTTATATAAATGTTTGTATAAAGTGCACTATAAAGTGGCTATATAAGCATATTATATAAACTTTTTTTGTGCGTTTTGTACACTCATATAAACACGTTATACATACTATACAATAAACACGTTATATAATTGTTTATTCTGTATATTGTATAAACACGTTATATATAGTAGTATGTTAACAACATCAAGGAACACATAAACAAACTTATAAAAAACGGTCTTTTGTGCGAAGGGCGCCCGCCGTCATGGAGCCCGCTAACACGCCCGAAGGGCTGATGAAACACAAAAAAACAGGAGGATCAAATATGAAAAACGTTTACAAAGTCAATTATAAAATTTTCTTTATAGATGACCCGGAGCCGCTGGTTTGTTGCGACATTGTAAGAGCTAAAAACGAAGCCGGCGCGGTTGATGATATCAAGAAGTTGTTTGATACAAGCGAGACAATAACCCGCATCGATTCTATCGAGTTTGTAGCATAGTAAAAAGCCCCCTGAGGCGGGGCCGGAAAAATAAAAAAATATCCTGAAGAGGTCACAATATGAAAACAAATGCAACTTTTACAAATGAGGTTTTAAACGGTTATTTAATGAATAATAACCGCATCAATGTTGAATACCTGGCAGAACAAATCACAGCCACGGCAGAAAATGACGCTGCATTATATGAAGAGCGTTTCAACACCCGCCGCAAGACACGCAACATTGCAATAAATGAAATGATGTTTTTTATAAACTTAATGCTTAAATACAACGGCCGCCGCGGTTACTACGCAAGCAACGCGCAAGTGATGAAATTTGACCGGGAGCACGGCGGCGACCTGGAAGCCGTTCTGGACATCATCGAAGCCGAAATAATCGAGACCCGCAACGAAAAATAAAAAACGTCGAAACGCCCCGCGGGGCGTCCGGTCCGGGTGGCACCCGCGGCCGCTGATGATGACAAGCCAAAAATAAAAAATATCAAAATATAAGGAGGTCACACTATGAATGATTATTTAGTCCGTTTGGATCATTTTAAAGGTGTTAGAGCTGTAAAAGCTGAGGAGTTAAAAGCAATAGAAGCCGAACTTGACGCGGTTTATAAGGATTGCGACAGCCTCAAAAAAAGAGTTGAAACAAGAAAAAATAGTAAAGCCGTTCTGGATGACATCTGCAACCGCATGAACGAAAAAAACAACGAAATAAAAATACTTGATAATTGCATCAAGGTTGCGCAGGAAATGATCGCGAAGGAAGCCGCAAACAATCTAATAACCGCATTCAAGGAAGGCCGCAAAAATTTAGTTGATGTCCCGACACACTATAAAAAGTTTGAGAAGGCAGTTGCTGAGGCCCTGAACGGCGCCGGCGGTCATATCACACACACTTATTATACACTATATTATAAAACGCCGTATTATAGCCCCGCCGGAAATCAAGACATCTATATATGTGCGACAGAAAACAGCGGCGGCCCGGTAACAAATAAAGCAGTCGAAGAAATGAAATTATACAACCTGATCCCGGTTGAAGACATAGAAGCCGCCGTTATAAAAGCAATGCAAGCCAAAAAAGCAATTGACGAAATCGAGAAAAAAGCGAAGGCAGACATTGACGCGATAAAGGCCAAAAACAACGCCTGCGACGCACTTTATGACATCCTGAGATAAAACCAGCCCCCGCAAAAAACACCGGGCAAAACATAAAGCCGGAGCAACACCGGCGGCGGGGTTTTCCATAAAAAAATAATAATATAGGGAGGTCTGAATATGGGAACTATAAACTATAAAACAAGTGATTATATAACAATGGGAATCAACCCTGGCGACGTTTACGCCGTACAGAACGACCCGGATTTTATCGAAGAAATGCAGGAAAATGTAAAGGAATACGGCGGAAGCCTTGAAAATGAAATCTATTACTATATTGATAACGAATTTGAGGAGCTTTACAACGCCGGCCGCGACATCCTGAACAATTACGATTTTTATTATTATCATGTAAAAATCGAAGGCGGTTATTACGAAGGTTGTTATATCGACATAGAAAACAATTACGGCGTTTGTTATGACTCATACGAAGACCGCCGCGAAGCAAACAAGGAAATAACACAAATCAAGAAAATGTTATTTGAACTTTTGGAAGCCGGTTTTGTGGCTTGTTATCCTGGATGGTGCACCGGTTACGATGATCACAACGAAACCCGCGCCGCAATTGCTGAGGCTGTAAAGGCCATGCGAGACGAAGCCGCAAATATCCCGACGTGGAACCAGTACGAACGCGCAACCGCATAATAAAAAATAAGGAGGCTATATTATGAATATTAAATATTTTAAGAATGGAAATATCAACATCAAGTTAGACCGCGATGAAATCGAGACAATAAACGAAAATATAAAGCGCTGGAATACAGCCGCAGAACTGGCAACACTTGACATAATTTTTAATAGCGCGGAGCTCGATTTTATACCAGCCGTTGACATTTACGGCAGCGCGGGTAACTTTCACGCAGAGTTTTTCATGTATAACGCGAAAACCGGCCGCGAGTATAACCCACTTGACATTGATTTAATAAACGCCGCAAGCGGCGCAACACTTAAGTTATACGGGCACGAAATAAGCGAAGAAGCCCTTCTTGAAAACTACGACATTTAAAAAGGGGGCGCAACATGAAAATAATTATAATTATAACGGCGGCGGCCGTGATCATCTATAAAACGCACATATTAAACCGGATTTTTTACAAGTTGCGTTTTGATGGGCCGCCGGTCCCGTTTAGAGCTGAGGCCAGACGGGCCGCAAAAATAAAAAACAACGGGCAGCCACTAATAGAAAATACAGCGGCGGCGGCCCT